CTACATTGCTGGTGAACAGCTTATAAAAGAAAACCCCTACATGGCTATCGTGTACGCAGGGTACAGTTTTAGCAATGTGGGGCTTTATCTGTTGTCAAAGTAGCTTACAAAGGCTCGTGAGCGTCTAAAGCAAAAGCTGGGACTTCTTCTTCTTCTGAGTCTTCTTCATCTTCAAGATCAAGCTCAACTGCTTCATATTCAACTGCCCATCCATGCTCCTCTTGAAAAGCAATAAAGTCTCTGATGATTTGAATTTTGTCAAAGTCCCACGTTTCGACTGTAATCTTCTCATGTTCGCTAAAACCTAGTTCCATTTCAAATTTCATGATTTCTCCTTAGACAACGTATTGTTGCAATGAAATACTAGATTGTTTTTATGTCAGTCAAGTGTCTTTGCGAAACACTCCATTGGGCAATAATGTCCCCTTGCGATTCTTGATCTGGTCATAGGCAACTTCCATGCAGTCTACCAGATTGATGTTCTGTAAAGCGCAGTAGTTAATAAGGCAGACCATGACATCACCAACAGCGTCAATAATAGCCTCTTGGTCATTTTTAATGGTTGCATCTGCTAGTTCTCCCATCTCTGATATTGCCTTTAGAAGCTGAACTTCTGGTGTGCTATTGGGGATAATCTTGCGGGCTTCCGCCCATTGGATTATGCGAATTTCTACGGCTGCAAAACTCATTTCTTTCCTTTGGTATTCAGATTCTTGTAAGTGATTCGCTTTGTCCAACAAGATTGACAGTTCCACTTAGAACCCATGTCAATTCCTCCTTCTGGTGGTTTCATGGTTTCGCATTTTGCACATAACTTAAACTTGTTGGTTGAGTGTGTTGCACCTAAATCAATTGATGGCATCATTTGTTTTTTTCCTTAATTTGCAAGCAATACACCTGCAATAAAACACAATGCTAAAAAAATAAGATAACTTTCGCTCATGTGTTCTTCTCCTTGAGTTTGGCTTCAATCAATCGCACTTCAATAGCCTCAGTACCAACTGCAAGACATAAATTCTCAACTTCCTCATCCGTCAGCCCTACCCATGTGCGTTGTTCTTCAAGGGCTTCAATCAATTTGTCTATGTATTCTTGGGCGTTGCAGTATCGGCATCCATCGCCTACAAGTTTGGTTCGTAAATCACATTGGCATTTACTCATGCTTCCCCCTTAATGCCGTGTGTGGCTTCGGCTGATAGCCAGCCATCGACAAATGCCCCGCGCATTTCGTAACTATCGCAACTCTCGCGCATCTGCTTTGTCATCTCATCCGTCAGCGGCTTGCGCTGTGTTCCGCAATTGCACTCACCCTTTGGATACGCTGGCTCATTGTGGACAGCGCAGTCGCTTGTGTGAAGGACTACTTGGCACTCTGGGCATTGGCAACCATTTAAGGCTTCTTTAATGGCGGTGATTTCTTTGTCAAAGCAACCGTCCCATCGTGTTGGGCTTTTCCATGATTTGACCTCCTCCAACGCCTCCAGCGCCAGCTTCAATGCTTCGTCTTTGCTCATTTTCTTGCGGGGCAATCCCGTCCTTGGTTACAGTTCCCGTGGCAGGGAGGGCATTTTTTTAATTGGCGAACGAAAGTGGCGAAACTTTCTGCGGTGACTCCAAAGGCTTTCATCTTGTCAAACTCCTTGGCTACCTCTTCGAGGGTGTCGTTTCGGGTTTGGTTTTCATTCATGAATAACTCCAAACTAACCAGTTAACCCATGACCAAAAGGCCACGAGCAAGATAAATAAACAGGAAAAAACTATTTTGTTGCTCATGGTTCTTGCGCCCTTTCGTTTTCTTCTTTAATGTGTTCGCGTAATTTGTTCACGCCAACCATTTCCAAATCGGAAAACTGTTCTTCAGAAATTAGCGCCATTACTTCTACGCCTTCAAAAATAACGCTTTCGATGTTTTCAAAGTAAGGCCCGTGTTCATCTTTTTCGTATGACATACGGCAAGTAACGGTTTCATCACCCGCGCCTGTAGTGGCGTTAAAGGTAAATTCGTAGTCGTTCATTTGTTGCTTCTTTCTCGGATGGCTTCAGCGCACATTTCAGGTGTGGGCCAATCGCCGCACGCTTCTTCGCCTGAATAAATATTTTCGCAAGTTTTTGCACATTCTTCGCGTTCATGTTGTGCTACTAAATTGGCAAAGTCTTCAAGATGGTTGATGTGAACATCTTGCTCTGTTTTGTGAAAACTAGAAAACCACCACTCTCCATCTTTAATCATGCCAACTTGTTTAGCCATCTCAATGATTTCATCTTGGTTCATGCCTGTCTCCAATAATTTTATCGACACGAATTGCAAGATCACGGTCAACACCTAGCAATGCAATTCTTGCTCTGTACGCGCATGCCTCACGCTCTTGCTGTGCTATTAGATTGACAAAGCGTTCGATAAATTCTGGTGGAATTTTCACATTGGGTATATGTTCACAGCTTTTATACGCCCGTCTAGCTATCTGAATGATTTCATCATTTGTCATGTGTTCTTCTCCTCACGCATTTCCATCTCATTGATGAGTTCACCGCATAGGCAACGAGCTTCATCATTTCCACCTTTGACCGTGATTACTACTGTGTCGCCCTCCACCCGCACACCACGAATTAGTTTTGACCAGTGATTACGGTAATGTTCCTCAAACATTTGATTTTCTTGTTCAGTCGTGAGTCTCATGTGTTCTTCTCCTTAAGTTTGGCTTCAATGGCTCGGTAAAAAACACTACCTTGACCGCTATAACACTCCCACACTTCCTCATTCGTCAGCCCTACCCATGTGCGCTGTGGTGGGGTGGTGTCATGACTGGTTTGGTCTAGCATCACAGTACGGGCTAACGCCTCACAAGCACCACAAGGCTTTGAAGGTTTTGCAATAAGCGTCAAACTTTTTAACGGCACTTGTTCTACTGACCCCCATCCAGCCCACGCTTTTGCGGCTGAATACTCGCCAAAATGCGCAACTTCGCCTTTTTTAGTTGTTGCTTTGTATACGCAAAGTAACTCTTTTTGTTGTGTCATTTACGCCACCCCCCTTTCTTTATCCCGACAGCCACACCAAACCAAGCAATTTCAACCCATAGCTTATCGCCACAGCCAATAGCAACTGTTGGTAGCAGAAACCAAACGTCTGCGTGAAATCTTATGTAAATCATTTCTCTGTCTCCTTTTGCGGAAAATAAAAGGTTTGGAAATTCACGCCAGTTTCCCCGTCCTTGGTCAGCACCACAACCGTTGCCGCAGTTAAATCCATGCCGTAGATTAAACGTAGTGCTTCCCAGATTTTTTGTGCATCATTCATTGTTCTTTTCCTTTATGTAAAAGGCAACGCCTTTGTTGTTAATTCGGTTTTGCACCCATGCGTCAAGGCGAATGTCGTATTGAAAATACCCAAATGGCTCATCCTTCGCTTCTAGTGCGGCTTTAATGGCGGTAATGGCATCACGACATTGAACAACCTCGTACAAACCGCCTGAGATAGACGCATCCAACACCTTGGGAGAATCATCTAAAACGCCTTCCAACGCCTCCAATGCAAGGCGTAATGCTTCGTGTTTGGTCATGCTTGTCCCCTTAACTTCAAGCCGCGCTCATTTAAACGCTCAACAATTTCTTTAAGGCTTTTGCGCCCTAAGTTGGGAGTTTTCAGTAAGCGTTGCTCGGTGCATCCAGTCAACTGCGTGATTGTGTAAATTTCTTCGGCTTTAAGGCAATGCTCAGACCGCACGGTCAAGTTAAGTTTTTCAATTGCATCATCAACCACAGCCTCACGCAAAGCCCACCTATCAATAATTTCCTGTCTGCGTTCAATCATGTCTTCTGCAACACGGTACGCATCACGGGCAGATTGCGGGGCAACCTTCAACACTTCCAGTGCCAAGTGGTCAAGTAATTCTTCTTTAGTCATTGATAGTCCTTGCATGAATGTTGTTGGGCAGTTTTACGGTTTATCCAAGTGCCGGTACAACCCGTGCATTTAAACACCCCCGCAGCGAGTGAAAATTTACCAGTTAACTTTGGCTTAGGTAACTCAAGTTCTTCTGCATAAATTCTGTCACGCTCTCTCTGCGCTACTAAATTAGCAAACGCTACAAGACCGTCTGCGTAGGTTGGTTTGCCTACAAGCCCCGCCTGTTTAGCCATTTCAATGATTTCATCTTGTGTCATGCTTGTCCCCTTGCTCGGATGGCGGCAGCAATCCCGTGTTGGTTTTTGTATTGACCAACTTGTTCTGCCACATTTGCACACGCCTCACGCTCATGCTGTGCTACACGATCTGCGAAACGCACAAGTAACTCTATTGGGCTTGTATCAGAATCATATTGCTGAACAGAATCAATACCCGACTGTCTTGCCATTCGTAAAATCTCTATTTCGGTCATACGTTACTCCATACTTGGTAAACAAATAGCCAGAACGCTACTAACATAATGAAAAGCAGAGAATAGATTGACTTGTTGCTCATCTGACTCTCCTTAATGGCTGAATAGCTTTCTCAGGCGGTGGTGGAGTCATCTTTTCGCTTGGTGGAGTCCATCCATGCTTTTTCCAGATTGCTTGGACGTCTGATCCTGAAGACCATTTAAAGTCTTTTGTTGGCACAGAGGGATAACTTATTTTTGAATATGGTGGTTTTTCTAACATTATTTAGCCCTCATTACCCGTTGATTTCTGCCAAACTTGCCTCGTTTAACACCTGTAATTTCAATCAAATTCTTGTCTAACAAAGCCTTGTATCGGGCTGTTATTGAGGAATATGGGTATTTTTGGAACTTGTCTAGGATCTCATCTGAGATACATCCGTCTGGATGCTTCTTAATGGCCTCATAGACCATTTTCTCGAGCTTGGTAGTGTCAACTACTACGGCAGCTTGATGGCTCGTTGTAGGGTCTTCTTTGCGTACCAACTTAAATGGTTCTGTACCAAAGAATCTATCCATTGATTGCTTCATGTTGTTAAAAATATCATTCATTTATTGACTCCTGTTAGGTGAGGGCTACTCACGTTCGTACGGCAGAATTACCCATTTTCGCCCTCGGGTTTATATTAACTCAAAACTCGGCTTTTAGTTCTTTATGCCGTTGCTTGTGACATGGGGTGCAAAGCCACATAACTTCAAGAGGTTTGTCATAATCCTCGTGATGAGCTTCTGTTTTTTCTTTTCCACATCTGATACACGGCATCCTAACCAAAAGTCCATTTCGTATTGCTCTTGCAACTGCTGAATGTGCCACTTGTCTACGGGAATCTTCTGCTCTCCAAGCCTTGTTAACTTCAACATTCGCCTTGATGCGCTCTGGGATTTTTGCCCTCGCTCTATCGTAGGCTCGAACTTTCTCAAGATTCTTATTCCTATTGACTGTGACATCATTTTTATTGCACTCTTTGCATTTATTTACATGACCATCAGCCATCATTGGATGTTTGTAAAACTCCTCTAATGGCTTTATGATTTTGCATTTAAAGCATTCTTTAGATGTATTCATGTTTATCTCCTAAAAGTTCAACAAGTATACACCCATTTTAACTAGAATGGGATTCCATCGTCTGAATCAAAGTCAGTAGCCTTGGAACGCTCAGAAGGTTTGGCTATGTATTCCTCTTTAGGAGATACTGCCAAGCCCATAAACTTGCCTGACTTTCCTTCCTTGACCCAAGCTGATAGCCAATAGTCTTTGCCATCAACAGTAATATTTCCCTTATAGTGGGGAGCACGTTCGTTGTCCTTTTTGTCATTAGAAAAAAGAACGCCACTATTGTCGCGCTGCATTGATTTGTTATTTTCCATTTAAAACTCCTTTGTAAGCAGAAAATCTGCCATGTATTAACTCTGTCGCTTCGATAGCAACAAGACCCGCTAACTCTAAATCTTCATACATACCAAAACGCAATTGTTTGTAGTTTTTGCAAACTTCAACTTGCCATTTTTTGCAATGTTCAACCCATTTAACTCCTTTATATCCAGATTTATTTGTTGATCTAATCTTTTGATTGCGGCAATTCTCCTCTTTCGTTGCCGCCCTCAAGTTCTCTATCTTATTGTTAGTCTTATCGCCATCAATGTGGTCAACACATTCAGGCAAATATCCGTGGTGATACAAGAACACAAGGCGATGGGCTTTAAAGGCTTTCGCTTTTATCTTCACATGGATATAACCTTTCCCCTTATGAACACAACCAGCAATTTGACCAATCTCGTTTACACGCCCTGTCTTCCTAATTAGATTTCCATCTTGATAGTCAAATGCTGACAAAACATACTCATGGTCAATTGCTAGTGTTTCCATCACATTTCCTTCGCTTTCTTTAACGCACCTCTTACTTTACTAGGCAGGAGTGTCCACAATGCAATCTTTTGTTCTGCATCAAGGTTCTCTCCTTCCAACTTAACCCAAGCTGCCTTGGGGTCACCTTGCTCACACATAGCAATCAGTTCTATTGCCACTTCTTCAAGATACCTTAGTTCCTCAATGGGGATGTTGTCTTGTGCGCCTTGAGTAGGGCTAATGATTACCTTATCTTCTTTCAGTGGTGCAGAAGAGTCTAGGGCATCGTGTTCTACGATCTCCATTGCTGACACCCAGAGATAACGCCTGGTATACGTCTCTACCGCACCAAGGTTCTGGATAGGATGGCATCCCTTTAGATTGGCATCTGCCATAGGGCTTGTCAGTTTGATCTCTGAGTTGTCGTCAGTATCTGTGATAGTCAGGGTTGCTAGTTCTTTATCGAACGATACAACACCGCACAGACCAACCTTGAAGAAGATTGAATTGATTGTTGGCAGAAAGTCACCAAGTTCAAAATACTGGTAGCCAGCAAACTTGTTGTGACCTGACTTCTTTAGTGGTGCTTGTTGCAAGAGAATCCTTGCATCCATTAGCTTTTTATGTACACCCATGATTAACTCCTTTGATTTTCATTTAACTCTTGATTGATAACTTGTTGCTGCTGAAAGACTGTTAAATCTTTAAACTCAACAATGTGACTGTAATCACAACAATTGGTATTCTGTTGTGTTAAGCAATGTCCACAGTATTGAATATCTGAGAACTCACTTACATAGGTCTGGAATAGTGTTTTCATCAGTTCAAAGAATCGTAGGCCATTTCCCACAGAACATCACCAGCCAGATCGGTGAGCTTGTTCAACTCATCTTCTGTCAGGGGCGTTCCATCCTCATAGCATCCTGCTGAAAAGTAAGCATCAGAAAAGTCTGGGTAATCTGAGCTATCTACTCCATCTATCTCTAGGTCAATGACCTTTTTTCCATTAAGAATCGGCATATTTACTCCTGTTAAACGTGGTTTTCTTGTCCACACCCATAATGTGCCACAGGTTTTTATCATTTCATACTAGTACAAACCCTAATTGACTTGCATAAAAACAACACTACTATTTGCGTATGAACATCGAACAAATTGAACAAACCTGTGCTGAAACCTTGCTTGAGTACGCTCAGACAATGGCTGGCGCTTATGTAACAGAACCAGAGGATTTCTCTGCAACAGTCACGGCTTTGCTTGCAAGGGTGTTGGAAATTCACCTAAATCGTGAAATAAACATCAAAAAACTTCTTGACGCAAGATAAATTTATGTATAATCCAAATCGTCTGAGTGGCATCAGGCGATGAAAGCAATTGCGAACCCCATAGATTTCTGTGTGGTCTTGCCTGACAACAGGCGAACTTTTGATTGCTTTCAATCGTTTGTTGTTGCTCTCGCCAAGAGCCAAGACCACAGAGTGATTTATGGGGTTTTTTGCGTTTGGCGACTATGCAATGCGGTACGTCGGTGGTTGCATCTAGGGATACCCTGTTACACGAGCGAACTAAAGCAGGGGCGGTGGGCTAAGGATAGAGCCGAGTGGTTGGGACGCAAGTCTCAGAAGTCTGTCCGATGCGATGCGATGACATGGCTCCGAAGAGGAAGTTATCCACAAGCAGAGCGAAAACTGAGTTTTTACTCGGTAAGGCTTTGCTTTGCTCAAACATTCACCAAAGAGGAACTTATGAGGATATGCAAGTGTGGAGGAGTAGTAGGACAACATCAACTGACAAACAACCGAGAGGCTTGGACTTGTCGAAGTTGTGGAAGATATGAGATTGTTGAAGTAAAAAAACCCGAACCCAATAGGAGTCAAGAAGATGGAAAAGTTTGAGTTATTTTGGGCAGCATGGCCTAAGTCGTTTAGAAAAGGTGGCAAGTCTGCTTGTTTGGCAAAGTGGAAGAAATACTATTGCGAAACCTGTGCAGACCAGATCATCAAACACATTGAGTGGATGAAAACAACAGATGCCTGGAGAAAAGACGATGGCGCTTTCATTCCCGCACCTCTTGTTTATCTAAACCAACAACGATGGGATGGGGCTGAAATACCAGAATCATTCGGGATCAAAGTTGAAATACAAATTGATCCTGCCTTGGCAAAGATTGAGGCTGATAGAAAAAAAGCCGCACCAATGCCAGAACACATCCGAGCAAGACTAGCTGAATTAAGGAAATAAAAATGCGTTTACAAGATTCATACCCAACAGAATTTTATGTTTCTGATTGCGGATACTTTGTTATAAAACAAGAGTGCTTTGAATGCGGTAGAGAAACTCAATTCTTAATTTCACCTGAACAAACAAAGATTTTGTTTAACTTACTCCCAGATTTAATGAAAGAGCAAACAACAAAATGGACTGGTATTTTCACGCCATCAGATGAATGAACAATTTTCAATGGCCTATAGATGACAAACGAAGAATTAGAGCACTTCAAGAACTCAGAAGCCCTCGATTGGTTAAGGCGGTACAAGGAGAAGAAATCGACGATTGGCTCAAGCAAAGCCTTGCTTTGGTGGCAGGCAGTGTTAAAGGACTTGCAACGAATCAGAGGAGAGTCCGCTACTTTGGATTTGAGAGACCGCATGAACAAACTAAGGAATAAACAATGACTTTTGTTGTGATGTATACAGTTTATGGAGAACCACAAGGCAAAGGTCGCCCAAGGTTTGCCAGAAGGGGAGCATTTACTCATGCTTACACCCCTGAGAAAACAAAGACTTATGAAGATGAAATCAGATACATGGCGAGAGCTGCAATGGGCGCATCACCGCCCTTAGAAACGCCCGTAACAGTGGCAATCTACATTCGTATGGAGATACCCAAGTCATTCAGCAAACAGAAGCGTAAGGACGCATTGGAAGGGATTATTAAGCCAATGAAAACCCCAGATTTGGATAATTGCGCCAAGTGTTTTTTAGACTCCATGAACCAAGTGGTCTATCTTGACGACAAACAAGTGGTAAACCTACACGTCACGAAGGTTTGGTCAGAGATCGGTGCAGTAGAAGTTATGGTTAAAGAAGACTTGATCTAAGGGTAAATCCTAATGGTTTTATTGATAAACAAGAGTAAATTAACAGTTTTAAACAGGAGTCAATGATGGAACACACATGGGAATTTGATACAACAATCGGTCAAGCTGGTGAGATCGTCACAGTCGTCTATGAGTACGAAATAGACGATGACAAGTCAACCTATAACGAATCAGTAAAAGAAGTCTGGTTCGAAGGGCGTGATATTGTGGGATGTATGTCCGAGGAGGCATATGCCGAACTGGACATCGAGGCGGCAATGAGATTTCACGAACACAAGCAGAACTACAAGATGGAGGACGTATGACCAAAGAAGAGGTTTTAAATCTCGCTTTGCAGGCGTTTGAAGAAATAGCATGGAGTAACGAAACTCAATGGCAATCACTTAGAGCAAGGTGTGCTATTAACGCAATTAAAGAATATTTTTCACAGCCAGCAGAAGAAAAAATACATCCTGTCCATATTGGCGTTGATGTGACAGCAGAAGGCACAGCGGTAACAGCGTTTTATCGTAAGCCTGATTCCGTTATGGAAATGTTTTACGCACAATTTCATCCATTAACACACATAGAGCAACCAAAAGTTAGGACTGGTGACTGCTTGTGGGTGGGTGTTTGTGCTTCAGAAGGCCATAAGATTCAACCCCAACGAACATGGATAGAGCTAACGGATGAGGATGTGACATTGCTTTGTAATACAGCCAGAACACACGAGCAGACATGGGGAATGTTTGTTCGAACTATTGAAGCAAAGTTAAAAGAGAAAAATGCGTAAACAAGTTAAACGTAAGGTCTGGGCTTTGCTCAATCCATTGAAACATGCTATCGAGGGCGCTTGCATTACCGAAAGAGAAAAGCTAGACAAACTTAGGGTAATGGAATACTCAGCCCTAGAAGCGATAACTAAAGGCATGGGGACAATTCAGGATTGGCATACCCTAACCGAGGTTTTGAACCTAAGCGAAACGATGGCAAGAGGTGGCGTTGGCCCAGAGGTGTTGCCAGTCTGCGAAAAGGCTCAAAAAGCCCTGTTCAAAGCTGCAGAGCGATATAACTCAACAATGCGAATCGTGCTTGATGGAGAGGGTATTAAAGCCGTGCGTGAGTTAATCGAATATGCCGACTTGCAACAATCAAGCGTTTCTAGGTCTGAATTTGAAAGATATATTCAGAAAACTAGAGATTATCTAAAATCAAAGAATAATAATGTTGTGGAGATAATATGAATGAACAGTTAATTATTGAAATTGCAAACAAATCTTTTGATGAATCTAGTTTTACTGATGCAGAGGTGTTGCGCTTTGCTATTTTGGTTGCCAAACAACAGAGAGAGGAAGACGCAAAATTGGTCGAAAGCATGACCATAGAGTGGCACGATCAACCTGAATTTGCCCAAGTAGAGAGAACAACTATTCAAGATTGCGCCAAAATTATTCGACAAAGGGCCGTTACCTATGATTGAGCAAAAGAAAGACGCACCAGGCAATCCGCCATATTGGGTATGCACTAAGTGCAAATGGGCTTTTCAGGCTTTGCAAGAGGCTAACGAGCATGGTAGGCGATGCGGTAGAAATGAACCAGCCCCAACATACCGCCACTATGAAGGGTTTATCAAATGAACGAGCCTACCCGTGCAATTCAATTTATCGTGGATACAGCCCCACTCTACGCGAAGGCCAAGTCTGATCGTATGTTTTTGGAGGAATTCAAGCGATCAAAACACGCACAACTGAAAAGCCTTGCTGGTACTGAAGTACTTGGAAAACAGGACACATTCGCTTATGCACATCCCGAATATGTAGAAATACTCGAAGGAATCAGGGCAGCCGTTGAAATTGAGGAAAGATACCGCTGGTTGATGACAGCAGCCCAAGCTAAGGTGGAGTGCTGGAGAACCGCCCAATACTCGGCACGACTTGAACAAAAGGCAACCACTTGAACAACAAACTAAACGCAAAGGAAAGGCTACACATAGGGAAAGTGAAGCTATTGCCGTGCTCAGTATGCGATCAACCTGGGCCAAGTGACGCACATCACATAGAGCAAAAACTCCAATATTGCGTGATTGCTTTGTGCCGTGATTGTCACAATAATTGGCATGGCACTAAGGCCATATGGCGAATCAAAAAAATGGATGAGTTGTCAGCCCTTGACGTTACCATTCGCAGATTGACTCAGGAAATGCCCCTAGAAGACCATTCAAGCCCCTTTTAAGCCGTTTTCTAGCATTGGTGCTTGGGGTAGGTGCTTCAAAAGGTCTCAGAGGCTTAAATATGGGCTTTTTAAAGACGCAAAAAAACCCGCACAATGGCGGGCTTGGAGGGTTTAGCGTTTCCCGCTAAGTATTCGCAGAACTAAGGCAATGCAGGCATATATCATTTATTCCTCATAGTAGCAAAAATCAATATCTTCTATTTCATGTTGGATAAAGCTGGCAGCACTTCTAGCTTCATCTTCGCTAAAAAGCCAGATAACGTCAATTCTTAGATCGTCCGCAGTAGCTTGAGCCGCTTCGTGATCTCCATGATCGCCTAGATTGCACATAAGCCCGTCATTGTTTAAAGCGAAGTAGATCATGCAATTTCATCCTCATAAATGCCTTGGGTCAATTCCTGAGCCATAAATTCAGCACAAAACCACAAAACAGCGTTCGCAAAACTCTGAAAATTACCTAGTTCTTTGCTCACATAATCTGGATATTCGCCTACTTGTTCCCGATAATCTTCTAAAATTTCATGCAATTCAGTGGAAAACCGCTTATAAATTGCCTCAGTTTCCGTGTAATAGATCATCCCTGAGACACCGCCAGTGCATCCATGATTTGCCATGTCAGCAAGTGAATTTTGATCGTAGTTATCCTCAAGCCACTGAGTAAAATCGTTTTTCATGTTGAAGCCCTTTAAATGTTGAAACCCTGCGAATTGCAGGCCACAAAACCCCTAAAAAGAGGCTTTGCAGTCTGAAATTACACGGATAAACGCCTTTCAATTTCTAAAATTGCACGATCTAAGCCTTGCTGACCTTGAAAGCCAATGACAGCGCAACGTGTTGAATGGGTAATACCTGTTTTGTAAACCTCAAAACCCTTAGGCCCTAAATTTAAAACCCAGAATTGGCCTTTTTCGTATGCAATGTCTGATTCTTTGTAAGACATATAAAACCTTTATTTGACCAAAATATCGAAGTAAGCAAGCAAGCCTATGCAAAGCATAAGACCGATTGCGATGGCTGCTAAGTAGTCTAAAAGAGTGTTTTTCATGCTGTCACTTTGTGTGGGTATGCTGTAGTCAATTTGAAGGCTATAGAAGGGTTTTCCGTCTTCGCAAATGATTGCCTCATTGCCAGCCAGTCTGTCAGACGCATTATGTTGGCCACATGGTCACAAACTGTCAGAGTTGTAATGTTGCCAGTGCATTGTGCATGGTGTGTGGTGTAGCGCAGGCCATTGTCACGAATTGATCTGCGAATCGTTTTGTAAGTTGTTTTATCCATTTTGAAACCTATTGAAGTTGATAAAAGAGAGGGCTAAAAATCGACCCTCTCACTATATAAGCATAAAAGATTCGTGCCAACTCTCGTAAGTTGTTGATTCTATTGACCCCTCCAAATCCCTAATAGGGTTTACCCTTAGAATTAAAGTATGCAATAATTAAATAAATCAATTTTTGGGTGAAACATGGGACGACCTTCAACCCCTAATACAAAGTATTTCCAGCGAACATTGTCAGACCCTGAAAAACAGATCATGTTGGCTGCTGGTCAAGGGAATATCTGTAGAGGGTTTGAGAACATCTTGGCAATGTATCAAGTGGCTCACAATAAAGGGTTTCGCCCTGGTGATGATCTGAGTATTTTAATTACAGATCGCGCAACATCAGACAGCCCCAATTCAAGTGAATCAGTAAGGGGTAGTAGGAGGGAATCAATGGGGAGCGAATAGGATAGAACATTGATAAACAGAATTCCAAGTACATCGGAAAAGGTGCATCGACTACTCTTACACGCCCAAATGAGAATCATTCTCAATTAGAAGTAAATAAGAATCATTCGCATCTAGATGACTGGATAGAAACACAGTAGGGTAAACCCTATGGAAAGACAGGGGGGGGAGGGGGTAGGTGGGGTTGGTAGATATTTGTGGTACACCCCACCCACTAAAAAAGCTGAAATCCAAGGAGGATAAATGGAAGCTCAATTGAAAAGAGGAAGAGGAAGGCCTAAGGGAAGCGTCAAGATGACCATACAGAGGTTTGCTGATAACCCGCCCCTTGTACTACCTAAGACTGACCATCAAAGGCTTAAAGAGCTTAAGGAGTTGATGATTAGGTCTGGGGGTAAGGATGTTGCTCAGAAGGTGATAGAGATAGCACTGAATGATGACCATCCCCATCAGTTAGTAGCTTTAAAGATGTGTTTAGATAGGACTTTACCTGTTTCTTTGTTTGAAAAAGACAAGTCTCAGAGGTCAGCAGTCACGATTAACATAACAGGGATTGGTGCTGAGCCTATTACTGTTGAGCCTATTGAACAACCTGAAGATGTAGAGGCAAAGTATGGCTGATCTCAATTTCTCGCTTCTACCTTGGCAACAGGAAGTTTTTGCTGACAAAACAAGGTTCAAGGTTGTCGCTGCTGGTAGGCGTTGTGGTAAATCTAGGATGGCTGCTGTAACGCTTTTAATCGAGGGATTGAAGTGTCCTCCTGGCTCGGCAGTACTTTATGTGTCTCCTACTATGGGGCAGTCTAGGCAAATTGTCTGGGACTTACTGCTAGACCTTGGTAGAGACATCATTACGAACTCCCATGTAAATAACTTAGACATTACCCTGATAAACGGGGCTAGGATATACGTTAGGGGTGCGGATAGACCTGATACGCTACGTGGAGTGTCTTTAACTTACGCTGTACTAGACGAGGTAGCAGACATTAAGCCAGAGGCTTGGGAACAGGTTATACGGGCTTCTCTGTCAGATAAGAAGGGTAGAGCCTTGTTTATCGGAACGCCAAAGGGAAGAAACTGGTTTCACGATACCTTCAAACTTGGAGAGAGTGGAGATGATCCTGATTGGAAGAGTTGGCACTTCACCACTGCTGATAACCCTTTGATCGACCCATCTGAGATAGAAAGTGCTAAAAAGACCCTGAGTACCTTTGCTTTTAAACAAGAGTTTATGGCCTCATTCTCCAATGCGGGGTCAGATGTTTTTAAGGAAGAATGGATTAAGTTTGGTGAAAGACCTAATAAGGGGTCTTATTACATCTCTGTTGACCTAGCGGGGTTTGAGGAAGTAGCCAAGCAAGCGGGTAACGCTAAGAAGAGGCTAGATGAGTCCGCAATCTGCGTAGTGTATGTAACAGAGGATGGTAAGTGGTTTGTTGAGAAGATTATCCACGGAAGATGGGATATTAGAACGACTGCTGTGAACATCTTGATGGCTATTCGGGACTATAAGCCTTTAAGTATTGGAATAGAGAGAGGAGCGCTGAAGAACGCTGTTTTGCCATATTTGAGCGACTTAATGCGAAAAAGTAACATCTATGCCCATATTATTGATTTAACGCATGGAAACAGGAAAAAAGCAGATAGAATTATCTGGGCATTGCAAGGAAGGTTTGAACATGGCAGA